CTACAAGATTTTGATTTTAGGATTTGGGATAAAACTAAAGAAGAGTTTTTAAAGAAAGAGCCGACTTTAATTAAAATAGATAACGAAAGAGTGATTGCTGGGCGAATTTCAAGATTTTACGCAAATACTGCGGATATTACAGATAAGTTTATAGGAAATGGCAATGATTTAGAAATCGAGCTATGGACTGGGATTTATGATAAAAATGGCAAAAAGATTTATGAAGGGGATATCGTTAAAACTAAAAGTCCATACGATTGCTTTTTGGCAAAAGTTGGCATTCATAAAGAAGGGACTTTTTATCTTGAGAGTAAAAGTAGAGATTACATAGGCTCTTTAATTTATTTAGTTAAAGATGAAGGATATGATACCGAAATCATCGGCAATATCCACGAGAATCCTGAACTTTTGAAATGTTAAAAAATACTAAAAATTTTAACATAAAAATGAAATATGTTAAAAAAGCCAAAAAATTTAACAAAGTCCATTGATTTAATGGGCTTGATTAAGTTTTAGCAAGGAAAAAAGATGAATTTGGATTTTTTAAATGAGTTTAAGTTAAAAAATAAAGATTTAAACGAGAAATTAGAGTTTTTAATCCCTGATTTTTTAGTTAAAAAAGCAATAACTATTATTTATGCAAATGGTGGAAGTGGAAAAAGTTATTTAAGTGCCGCCATTTCTAAAACACTTTGCAAAGATACAAGGGTTAAAAGCATCGTTTATGTTGACATGGATAATCCTTTAAATGTTTTAAATGAAAGAGGTTTTGGTGAACTTATTTTAAATGAAAGCAAATTCACTTATATTCACAGATCAAGCTTAAAAACTTCAGCTTATGAGCTTTTAGAAATGATTGAAGGCAAAGGCGTAGCAGGAAGCTATGAAGGGGTTTTATTTGTACTTGATTCTTTACGCAATTTTGCAGATATTGATAATGATACTAAAATGATGTCTTTAATGTCTTTACTCATGAATTTAAGAGAATGTGGGGCAACCATTATGGCTTTACACCATTCTACAAAAGATGGCAGAGCTTTTAAAGGCTCAAATCATATTAGAAACTCAAGTGATTGCATGTATTTTTTACAAAAAGTGGCTAACTTAGAACAAGGCTTTGAAGTATTGCTTAGTGTGCAAAAAGAAAGAGCAGGAATTAAAGATCAAGCCTTTTTTATCAATACAAAAACTCTAAATATTAAAAACACCGACTTGCAAAACGCTAAAATCAGCGATAAAGAAGAAGCTTTTATAGATAAAGTTTTAAAGCTTTTAAACGAAAAAAGCCTAAGCACAAGTGAGATTTTATCGGCTCTTGATGTAAGTAGGAGTGATAATTTTTCAAGGAATACTTTAGAGAAATTTAAAGGTGTTTTTTGGGAAAGTGAGCTTGGCGGAGAGAATGGTCGCACTTTTGTTTGGAAAAGTTTAAAAGCTGACAATAAAAACAGCAACGACAAAGAATTAAGCTTATTTGGGGATGAGTTATGAAATTTAACCCTCCAAGCAAAGAAGATTTAATTAAAGCCATTGATGAGTTTAATGCTAAAAACTCTTGCTCTATCCCTTATTTTATAGCAGATAGCTTTATAAATTACTATAAGCAAGACGATGGAAGATGGCTCATGGCTAATAAAAAGCCTTTAAAATGCTGGAAAAGAGCGCTTAATTCAACTTGGCTTCCAAAGTTAGCGAACAAATACAAAAATAAAGATAAGCAAAAAGCTTTAGCTTCTTGGCTAGAAGAGGAGTTTTAATGGATAATGCAAAAGAGGCACTAAAAGAGCTTTTTGGTATTAGTGAAGTTCAAGCAATGGTTATAGAAAAACTTTATTTTAAAGCCAAAACACCAAAAGATATATTAGGCTTTAAAAAATACTATGATTTAACCATGTTAAAAAAGCAATTTGTTGGTACAAGCTATGAAAAACTTTCTCTTGTGTGCGCCTTTGCAGAGCTTGATTTAAACTTAAGGTACAAAAATATAGAGTCTTTTTTAGAATGGCTTTTCATTTCATTTTCAAATCGTTTTATTTTTCAAACAAAAAAAGGAGATTTCTCATATTCTTTTGTACTTAGATATTATGATGGTAATATTGTTTATGATGAGTTAGGAAAGCCTGTTTTAAAGCATGTTGATTGTGGGGATAATCTTTATTTTATTAATGCTAATAAAGAGCTTTGTGATGAGCAAAGAAAACCACTTAATGCAGGAGAGTTTTATAATAAGCTAGTTGAATATATGTTTAAAAACCAAGATAAAATTATTTTTGATAATAAAATTGAAATAAGCCCTGTTATTAAAACTCAAATTCCTAGCCAAACTAAAATAAATAAAGATTACGAGCAAAACTATTTAGAATACAAAAAGAATCAAAATAAGCTTTATAATGCAAATATTGATAAATTCACTTCAAAACTAGAGCAAATTTTAAAGGCTAAAAAATGAATACTCAAAACACTTTAAAAAAGCACTTAATTAAAATCATTCATACCTTAAGAAAAGATACTAATTTAAGCGATGATGAAAGCTATCGCTGGGTTTTAAATGAAAGATATGGCAAAGCTTCAAGTAAGGATTTAAGCATAGATGAACTAAGGGACTTTGCTATAACTTTGGGCTATGATGAAAAGTTTTTAAAAAAGCAAAATACCAAAAAAGCAAGGTATTTTAAAAAAGAAAACACTAAAAGCGGAAGGGCTACAAAAAAGCAACTTAATATGATACAAGCCATTTGGAGTAAAAATGCTAAAAATCCTACTCAGTGGGCTTTAAGAGAGTTTATTAATAATATTGTAAAAAAGCGACCCTTGCATCTTTGGTATTTAAGTATAGAAGATGCTAATAAAGTTATCCTAGGGCTTAAAAATTTAGAAAACAACAGCACACATTAAGCCAAACGAAGCTAATGTTGTCTCATCAAAACAAAAGGAGATTAAAATGATTTTAGAAATACATTCTTACGATGCAGAGTTTTTTTTAACCTTAGGCATAGAAAAACACTCACAAATTGCCTTTGCCGCAAAAAGAACAAGCCTTGAAATAATGCATAATGGAATCACTCATCAGATTAAAACTGATAAAGATTTTGGGATTTTGCTTAATGTGGTTTGTAATATCAGAGAAAAACTTGATGAGAGTTTTGATGAAGAAGATAAAAGCTTGGTTATTGATATAGATGAAATTGTGGCTAAAGTTTGCAAAGAATTAGAGTAATTCTCTAATTCTTTTTTCTTTCTCATCCATAGGGTATTGTTTATCCCAAGCCTCCATAAGTTTTCTTTCTTGGTCGGATAATCTGATATTATAAGTTTTGCTCATATATAAATAGCTTCTTGTAATCCAGCCTTTAGAATAATTTGCAGGATAAAATCTTTTTGCTTTAAAATCAGTATAAACCTTACAATTTCCATATTGAGTATATTTTAAATTAGTAGGAGCCTCAGCATATCTAAAATTGCTTCTATCCCCATTTATCTCTCCTATGGCTGGAACTAGGTTTTGTTTATCGGCTTCCATTTTTGCAAAAGTTGGATCATTTTTACAAGCTTTTCTGCCACCTTCTTTCCAGCAAGGTAAATGCTTTCCAAAGTTTTGGGCGGGCATAATATGCTCCCATTCTATGCGTTTGATTCTTTGGTTAATTTTTCCTTTTTTGGTGTATTCGTTTCTAGGAGCATATAAATCACTTTTAATCACTTCAAAACTAATATATTTTCCTTTTTTATTAACCTTAAAAGGTGCTTGACAATAAAAATCATACCAGTAAGAGCTCCCTAGATCATTATAAAATTTTACTAATTCTTTTTTGCTTTCTTCAAAACTTTTAGCATTTAATAAGCTTAAAGCAAGTATTAAAACGCTTATTATTTTTTTCATTTATTCTCCTTTTTATTTTTTAAAATTATACCCTACTAAATAAAATTTAACTTTTTTGCTATAATTTGCAAAAACACTCAAATAGGACTAGCATTGCTTAGCAATAACGAATACTTTGAATATTTTATTGATTTTGTGAAAAATAACGACAAACGAGAAATCTTAAAAGAATTTGGCGGTGCAAATATTTACATACCAAGCTATAAAACCTTACTTAGAGATGAAGAATTAAAACAGGATTTTAAAACACTCATAAAACAGGGAATAAGCACTAAAAATGCAAGTGTGGAATGTGCTAAAAAATATGATTTAAGTTTAAATGCTGTGTATTTAATCACTAAAGAATTAAGAGAAAATTTGGAACCAAGTTTGTTTTAGTTTGGATTATGTTGATAATAAACTTCAATTAAATTTGCAATATTTGTTAAAATATGATAGCATTTAGGCTTGAGAAATATTTTAATTTGTCAATGTTTTTTATATCTTTAAGGAAAATAAATGGAAAAGTTAGTTAGAGATAGTTATGGAAAAGTTGGTTATATCAATATGCCTTACGAGAATACAGGTAGTACTTGCAATACTAGAACAGAACAAACCGATGATGTAAAATTGCATGATAAATTGCAAAATATCAGTAATATTTTAGATGAGTTATATAAAGATTGTGAAATCAATGAGTTTTTCGAAAATAAGTTACGTTAAAAAACTTTTTTCTATATATGTAGAATATCTTCAAATTGATTTAACTAATTCACTTTTAAATAGTAATTCTTGCTATCGTAATATAGATATTATCATTATATTAAAAGATGTTTTTAATATGCTTTATCTGTCAGATGAAATATTAGAAAAAAAGAAAGACAAGATAGATAATTTATTGGAAGAAATTAGAAAATTAATAGAAGAATATGACTCTCTTAAGAAAACAGAAAAAGCTGATCTAGATTTTCAAAACATTGAAATATGCGATGATAAAGTAATTACTCATATTTTAAAAGATAAAGAGTTAATTAGATTGAATGCTCATTTTATGAAAGCAAATATGATTTTTAGGAATTATTTTAATGGAAAATACATTGAAGAAAAAGTTCTAGAAAAATTTTCTAATAAATCGCAAACATATGAATGTTATTTATTTATACAGCCTTTATTAGAGGCGAATAATGCATTGTCACATTTGGCTATTTATATATACAGTAATGGTGAAAAAGAAAATAAGTTAAAAAATATTAACAAGGCAAAAAGTCACCTTTATAGAGGCACTATTGACTATTATAAGATGTTTATTCGTTTTTCTATAGAAAAATCAAAAACAAATAAAGATAATATTTTTGCATCATTCCGCTCTATACGAGAACAAGAATTTTTGTCTTTAGGTAAAAATCTAATGAAAAAAGATATTAAGTTTATTAATCCAGAGACTGGAAATACAGAAAATGGATATATTTTTGAAGCATATAGAAAACTTTTTGTTGCAATTAAAAAAGATCTAGATTTTCAAAAAAATCAACTCTCAAACTCCACACTAACCACATAAGCTGAGTCATTAAAACTATGACTCACACTTTTAATACTAAATTCATAATGATCCATATTAATATCTTTAATCTTTAGCTTTCCACCTGCTCTTATTTCACGCCCAATAAGCTCACATCTTCCATTTAATCCACCTTTTTGAAGCTCATTGAGTTTTGCTTGTGCTTTTTTAAAAGCTTCATTATCATTTTTTGGTTGTGAGATTTGCATTTTATATATATTCTCCCCACTTCCTACTTTTATGCTTTTTATCTTTGCCTCATTTATATCTTGCCATTCTGCTATTACGGCGCTATATTCATTTCTAGCACTTTCTGAAATTTCTAATGAAATACATTCTTTTAAAGCTATTTCAAATAAGGGTAAATTTTCATTCTTGCTTGTGATATTAGCAGCATTATCGCCAATCTTACCATCTTTTGGAGTAATGATTAAAGTATTTTCTTTTACACAGCAAATAAAACCATAATCAAAGCATATACTATATAAGAATTCTAAATTACTTTGATTATTTTGTAAAATACTTACTATATTTTGATCCTCTCCACTTGTTTTGATTTTTAGATTGTTTTCATTTGCGATTTTTCTTGCTATGGTAAAAAGAGTAGTGTTTTCAAAGCTTCTTGTCTTTTTCTCTTTTATATTAACGCTGCCTTTTCCACTAAAATTAATAGCACTTGCTCTAACTTCAGTAGTATTTGAAGTATAGTTTTTACTCACTACATTCACACTAAAGCTTCCACATTTATAAAGCTTTTCAAAGCCAAGCCAAAGCTCTAAACTATCCCCAAAAAGTGGCTTGGAATAAAGCCCAAAAACACTTAAACTTATCTCATCACTTTCAGCTTTTTCTTTATCTTCATAACTAATGCTAATAAGATTTTTAGAAAGTTTTTCTGTGATATCCTCACCTTTGGCAATAAGTTTAAACTTAGGTTTTCTTACCATAAAGCCTTTTCCTTGCTTTCTTTGATTTCAATACTAGGTAAAATCACTTTATCCCCTGTTTTTAAAAGAGGCTCTAATCTTGGATTGGCTAATAAAACTTGATTAAAATACAAAAGTGTCCCATAATGCTTATAGACTATACTATCAAGCCTCTCGTTGTTTTTAGCTATGTAAATCTTACTCATCAAAATCCCTTTCTAAATCCATGCTAAAGCTTTGTGCTACAAAGCCACTTCCATCTACAAATGCACTTCTGTTTTCATTTAAGGATAAAATCACAAATTTACCATAATACTTTCCATTAGCTCCTGTTAAGATAAAAGATCTTTGTTCTTTTGCCATATTCTCAAGCTTATCTAAATAAGTATTTCTATCCCCTTTTAAAGGTAAAGTTTTGCCTTGTATTTTAATCTTTTCGCTTTCTTTAGAACTTGCAAATAAAGCATTATGATTATTAAGCCTATTTTGACTTTGTATGTTATATTCTAAGCTTCTTTCTAAATTATCAAAATTTAAAGCTTTAAACTCAAATTCTCCTAAAGCTAAAACCATTTAAACTCCTTTTTAGTTTCATCAAGCTAAAATTATCTTAATTAGATAAGGTTGATACCTAAAATGTAGTAGTAGGATAGTCCAAATTAATTGGGGTATGTATTGTGAGTGCAAGTCTCACCGCCTTATCTGATCTTAATATATGTCTTATTATCTTTATTAATCACTTCTACTTTTCCTAATGTAACTATTGCATTGGTTTTACCAAACTTCTTTAGCTTATAATCAGGGGTAATTACAATTTTATTGATACGACTAGCATCTTTTTTATCTTCAAAGAAATACAATAAAGAATTATTTGCATTATCCCAATAAACTTCTTTTGCTTCATCTAAAACTTTAACAATTTGCTTGATTTCATCCGCGCTTAAAGCCTGATTATAACTTGCCTTTCTTTTAGGACTTGCGTGTAAAAGATTGTTTTTGCTCAGTGTAAAGTATAAGTCTTCTAAGTCTTTTTTATTAAGTTTTTCTAAAAACTCTTTGGTGCTTTTATCCATTTTACCTACTTGTATGAAATTGATAGGATATTTTTGATTATCTTTGATTAATACTTCATCCACCATATCATCTAAGCTTTTTTGCCAAGTGTAAAGTTCTTTTTGATGAGCAAAGCTTTTAACTTCTTTTGTTTTTTTAGCCGCTGCACTTAACATATCAAGCTTTATAAAGTTTTGAATGACTTCAGTGTTTTTTTGTTTATAAAGCTCATCTAAAAGCTCTTCATCGTTAAAGCCATTAAATTCGCTTTCTTTGGTATTTGAAGGTGGAATTTTTAAGTCTTTAACTTCACTTTCGCCTAGATTTATAACTTTACACCTACAACCATAATCATGCATGGTTACATGTGGGTAATGAGTATCCCAAAAAGGATCATCTTTGGGTAAAACTATGCTATCAAAGGCTCTGTGTTTGTCCCTAACCAAAGAATCTTTTTGGGTGCAGTATTTAAAATAAGGTTTAGTGCTTTTCATTTGATTTTCATAGATAGTTTTAGCTTTAGCTTTTCTTGAGTTTTCCTCAAAGATTTTTTTTAATCTTGCACTATTAAAATGAGTTTTTTTAACTTCACCTGTTTTAGGGTTTATAACTTCCTTTGAACCCCACCAACCTTTAGCTTTTAATTTCTCCTCTGCAATCTTACTCCAAGTGCTAAATTTATCCCCATTTTTAATAGCATTTACTAAAGTATCTTGCATATCTTTTAACAAGCTTTCATCCATAAGCTTAGCAATAGTAAAGACTTTTTTATGGGTTGAATATGAAAGTTCATCATAATCAAAACTAAGCTCTGGCTTTTTATTTTTTAAAAAATCAACAGCTTTAGTAGGTTCTGAAAAAAATCCTATTTTTGCACCTGTCATTTTAATCCTCCAAGTATCCTAAAATACTGGAATTATTTAAAGCTATAAAAAGATGTTTTTCAAACTCGCTTTGCTCTAAACTAGAAAAATTTTCTTTAAGTTTATTGAGTGCCTCGTTAAAATCTTTACAATCTTTTACAATGCTTTCAAATTGCTCTTGAAAAAACTTTGACATGCTCTCATCGACTTTTAAGTATTCTTTTTGTTCTAATCCTTTGTCAATAAAATCTTCTTCAAAGCTCTCTAACTTTACTTTGTTTTCAAAGACTTTTTTATCATTTTCTAAATCTTTAAAGTCTTTTTTTTCTAAAGTCTCTCTTATAAGCTCACCCTCTACATTATAAGTGCTTTTAATGTATTCTTCATCAAAGCAAAAGCCCATGTTAAAAAGTTTTAAATCCCTTTCGCAAAGCTCACTTTTTGGTTCTGCTTCGCTAAAAAACTGCACATAGAGTTCATCTTTAAAATGATTGATTTCTTTGAAAAACTTAATGGCACGATTTAAAATAAAAAGAACTATTTGTCCATCTTGGGCGGCTAAATCTTTTCTTATTTGATTATGTGATTCAGCCGCTGCTAAAGAACCTCCGCTTACTTGAGAACTTAAATTAGCTCCTAAAACCACGCTTCTTATTTGATTATCTAAGTAATCTATTATTTCATTATAATTTGCCTTAGCCTTTGGCTGGATTAAATCAAGCTCTTCTTCTTTATCAATGACCGCACTATCGCCATTTAACATTTGATGAATTTCAGAAGCTAGTGCATCAGGATCGCTATCTGTTTTTGCAACTGCCCAAGGAGAACCAAATCTTTCTAAAAACTCCATCCAAAACTTTAAACTTGCATTTTTAAGCTTTACTGGAAAATAAAGCTTTGTTAATAAGGCATCGCCATTTTTAAATAAAAAATTAGAGCCAAAAAGTCCATAAATTGCTTTTTTATCTTCCACAATTTCTTCGCAACCATTGCCATTATAAACTAACTCATCATTTTCATTAAAGCCAAAATTTCTAAAATCTCTTTGTTTTAAGATTGGATAGTAAAAACCATCTTTTAACTTGTAATTAACTTCAAATATATTAAGCCCATAAAGATAGGTTTCTAAGATTTGACTTAATAAATCAGGATTGAAAAGATACTCAAAGCTTTCTTTTATTTTTTCGTTTTCACAAACGATTTGAAGCTCTTTTGCTAAAATCACACTCCTTCGTGATTGATGAGCTTGAGTAAAGCTTAGATCTTTAAAAATCATTCTTTGATCGTTCTCGCTGATTTTAAGCACATTTAAATAGCTTGAGTTTATAAGAGTGTTTATAAGACTATTGTTTTTTAATATCACTTCTCTTTTGGATTTGATTTCTTTTTTCATATTTTTCCTTTAAAAACGCCTTATTCTTGAAACAGAGTTAAAATGATGCTTTCTTCTTTTAATGCTACTTTTAGTTCTTGCTAATAAAAATGCTCCTGCTAAGCTATCAGGTGCATCATCATTTTTCCCTTCTGGAAATTCTAAAAGTTGATTTATAAGCATAGTTTGGCTTTTATGTAAAAAAAGCTCTTCATTTTCAAAAGCAAGGCTTAAGCTCTCAATGCGTTCAAACTTGCTAACGCTATTATTTTTACCACGCAAAGGCAAAAAAACTCCACTTTCTAAGCTTTTTTCTTGTAACCATTTTTTTAAGAAAAATTGACCGCCATTAGTTTCAATTTCAATCAAGCGACATTTATAAATCTTTTGAAGATTAAAAATGGTTTTTATAATGCTTTGTGCTTTTAAGATTTTTACGATGCTTTCTGCTACATAAAAACCCTTTGCACCTTTGCCAATAATGGTAATCGCAGTAAAGTCGCTTTTTGCTTTTTCCCCTGCTGGGTCAATATACATATAATACTGACTAATTGGTGGTAAAACATCATAAAAGTTAATGCTATCAAGACTAAAGATTTGATTTTCACTTCTTGGATTATTGAGTTGCTCTTTATTAAAAGCTTTTAGATTTTCAGCCCTTAACTTCATTAAATCCTCTAAGCTTTTGGCTTCTTCCCAAAGAACCTTAGCTCCTTTATCCATTAAAGCTTTATTTTTTAAATAAAATTGATGAGCGGTATTAAAATCAGTATTTCTATAAAGCGTGGCGTATTCATCCCATAAATCAAGCCTTTGTGGAAACTCTTCGATGGAACGGAAGACTTTAGGATTCCAAAAACCAAGCTTTAATTTTCTAGATAACACGCTATCATTATGTAAAATGGTTCCAATATAAAGCACATCTAAACTTCCATCTGCACTCCCTAAGTTTAAAACCGCTTCATCCACCCAATCTTCTAATTTATCCCTTTGATCTTTACTCCTGACATTAGTATCATTTTCTAAATCATCTAAAATAACTAAATCAGGTCTTTTAACCCCATATCTAACCCCACGAAGTCTTTTTCCACTGCCAAAGGCTTTAATCTTTACGCCATTATTACTTACAAACTCTCCTACGCGCCAAGTCTTGCCAATTCCTACTACTTCGGGAAAATCAAGCTTTAAATGCGGATTACCTTCAAGCTCTGCTTTAATAGCTTCAAGCATTCCTTCCATAAGTTCGACCGCATCTGAAATCTCTACTATAAAGCTTTTATAATTAAAAACTAAGCACCACAAAGGAAAGAGTTGTGAAGTGTAGGTGGATTTACCATGAGCTCTTGGTGCAGCTATGGCGTGTTTTTCACCTTTGCTTTCTTTTTTAAGTGCGATTTTTGTAAAAACTTCATTTAAGTGCAAATGTAAGCCACATTCTCCTTTAATGGTAAAATAATGCGGAAAATAAGTTCTTGCAAAATAATCAAAATCCACACTCGCTCTTTTAATTCTTTCTTCTTTTAAAGTAGGATCTAAATGGCTTTCATGCAAAAATTGAGTTTTTAATTCATTTTTTAGCTCATCCATCCATTCTAAAAAGTCTTTTCTTTGCATAGCACCTTTTAGTTCATTTGGAGTGTTTTCGTGCTTTTGTTCGTTTGAGATTAAAAACTCATCGAGTTCTTCTTTGGAAAAAAGCATTAAATATCCATTGCTAAAATTTCTTTTTCTATCACTCCACTTTCTAAAAGTGATACAAGTTTTGCTACGCAATCTTTATCATTTTTTAAATGACTTATGATAATTTCAACCACTTTTTTAGCAACATTTAAACGATAGCTACTTGGATCTTCTAATCTTGCAACCTTTCTCATTTTTGAAAAGCTATCGCCTATCCTTGCAATGGCTTCAGTTTTCTTTTCTGCATTCATTTTTTCATCAGTATTTATATTTTCAATCGCACAAAACATTTGCTCAGTAAAACTTTCATATAATGAGGCACTTTCTTTATCTTTTATTTTTGAAGTTAAAAGATTAGCTTTTTGCTTATCCCAATCGCCATCTTTGGCTTTGTAGTTTCTAATCGTTTTTTCATTGCGGTTTAAAATTTTTGCAATTTTAAATATATCAAAACCTGCAATATAAAGTTCTTTTGCTAAATCTTTTAAGTTGTTTTGAGACTTCGCGGATGAAGTAAATTTATCCTTACGAGCAGGAGTTTCACTCTCTGCACCCACCTGAAGGCCACACCCGACCTTTGCCATCTTAGGCTTTGTGGTGGAAGTTAAATTTTTAGCCATTTAATCTCCTTAAATCCATTCTTTTTCTTTTAATTTTAAACGCTCTAACTTTGTTTTGTGGAATAAAGTTATCTTCATCAATTTCAGTTGGAATTTTTTTATTTGCCATTTTTAAAAGTAAATCATTAGCCCACTCTCTAATCTCTTCTAAGCTTTCTTTTGGAAAATCATTTCGGCGTTTTAATTCCATAATTGTAAGCTTTACACAGATATCTTTTAAAAGAGGAGTTGGGTTTTTAGGTATCTTTATAAAACTTGCAATATAACTTTGTGCATCATTAATAGCATCATCAATCACTTCTTTATCACAAACCCCGTCAGCATTTAAATCGCTAAGCTCTGCTATGGCATGAACGCTTAATTCTTTGATTAAATCCTTTTCATCTATCATAAAAAAATGCGTTTTAGTTTCTGTGATAAGCTTTTCTTCTAAAATGTCTTGATAATTCATTTAAAAAAACCTTTTTTAATGTGGTTAAAATATGGTTAAAATCGTTTAAAATCTTTTTCTAATATCTTTTTAGCTTTAAAAGCATTTTTTGCCTTTAAAGCTAAAATTGTGCGTTTTACTCTAAAACAAGCTTAATAAGTCCATTTGGTCTGGTGCAAACTGGCATGGCTCTCATTTCGCCTACAATTTCAATTCCAGCCCCACGAGGTAAAATCTCAGGCTTAGAAACAAACATTAAACTTGGTGCTTTTCCTAAAGCATCAGTATGATTTGCTCTTGTATAATAAATGCGATTAGAATTATCCTTTGGCACAACCATACCCTCAGTGCCTTTTAAAAATTCAACGCTTTTTCCATTTGTATTTTTATATTTTGCACTATAACGGCGATATTTGGTGCCATATAAAATTAAGGACTTATCTTTCTCATCCCTACTTGCAAGATGATTTTTATAAAGATCTTCGCTTAATGCCAAGTTAGAAATAGCCGCAAAAAGTTCATTTCCACAAAGCACTTCATAATCAGCACTTGTTCCAAATTCATCAATAATTGCTGAATCAATCGCATCACAAACACTGTCTAAAGTCACACTCCCATCTTTTTTAACACTAATAGCTTTCTTACTTGCACTTCCAAAATCAAAAAGCACATTTCCTTTGCCATCTAAAATCTTGCCAAATAAAGCACCATTTGCCATATATTCAAGCGTAGTATTAAAGCTTTCTTTCATTTCTTTAACCAAAACCCCAAGAGCTCCACTTAAGCTTTTAGCCTGAGCTTCTTGCAATGCTAAAGACCTTAAAGAATTAATCTCACTCGCACTGATTCTTTTTGCTAATGCAAAGCGTGGTAAAGGTATATTTAAAATATAAGCGTCTTTAGTATTTTCTAAAGAATGTTCCCCATTATCTGAAATGCTATTTAAAACAATTCCAGCACCTTTTATAATTTCAACCCTTACGGTGCTCTCTAAACTTGGGATTTTATCCTTAAAAAAAGTATCACTTACAAAGCGAGGTGAAGCTTTGGTTTGATTAATAACTTCAGTTATTTTTGTACTTGAAAAAAGTTCCAAAAGTTGCTCTAAATCCATTTTTACTCCTTAGTATTAATAATTAAATTTTGCATAAAAGCCTTTTTAACCGCACTTACATGAACGCCTTTTAAATTGATTTCTCCTGCTAATAAAACCCCATAAACTCCAGAACTAAGAGCGTGATCTTTAAGCATTGCTAATTTAACATTTTCTTTTGCACTAATATCTTCATTTGGACATTTTTTAAAGCTTTCTCCAAAATCTTCGCTGATTAAAAGCGTTCCAAGAGCTAAGCTTCCATTAGTTTCAAGATCTATTTTCGCATTAATTGAAAACAAATCTTTATTGATAAAACTTTCAAGGCTTTTTGGCATAGCAATTAAAGGATCATTGCTTAAGCTTTTTGGTGTGACCTTTGATGGCATTTCTTCTCCTTTTTCATTTATAAATTCCTTAGTGGTTTCATTTTCACTCACAGCTTCTTCATTGACTAGGTTCTCATCTTCTAAAGACAAAGCTTTAGGTAAGTCTCCAGTTTCCAAGTCTTCATTTTCTAGGTTTTGGGTTTCTTTTTTAGCTTTAGCCATTTTTAATCCCCTAACATCATTTTCACAACATCAAACTCATTAGTTTTTGCTGTGTTTTTATTTGCAAAAACATTATTTTTTGGAACTTGCACTTGATCATTCTTGGTATCTAAAAAGCTTTTAAAGCCTTCTAAATCCTTACAAGCATACATTAGCGCCCATTCTTTTTGGGAATTAGCAATTTTTCCGCTATTTAAAGCATTATCAACTAAAGAGCTTGCTAAGTTTTTAACGCTTTCTTCGTTTTGTTTTTTTAAAGCTTCATTTTGTAAAGCGAGTGAGCTATTTTCATTTTTTAAAGCTATAATCTGAGATTCTAGCTCTTTGATTTTTTCATCCATTTTCTCTCCTTTGTTTTGATGAATATTATTTTTGTTAGCAATGAGTTCGCCTAGCTCATCAATAAATGGTGTATTAGTTAGTGCGACTGAGTGAAGCTTAGCTCTTACTAGTTCTCCACTTTTATTGTCTTTTGAATTAAATTCAAACACAGGGGATAAATAGCGGTATTGCTTATTTGCTATATATTTTTTAGCCTCTTCGTTAAACTCAGCCTTAGCCATTAAGGCATCATTTTCCAAATAAAGCTCTTTAATCCAACCTGCAGCAGGTGCTTTTTCATTTTTTAAGCTTTGATGCTCATAGTCAATAACCAAATCAATCTTTTTTTGATTAAAATTATCAATCATTGAGTTTAAATCTTTATCATCAACCTTAAACCTGCCATTATTATGCCCTTTCCACTCACCCTTAATTGCCACTTTTATGGGCTTATCATTGCTAACTTCGACTAAATTTTCTTTATTGATAAAAAGCATTTTAAATCCTTAAAAAATCATCTTTTGGTAAAAAGCTACTTTGCAAAGTTCTTGCATAAATGCTTAAATAGCCATGATCGCTTATTCCTTCGTAAACCTTTTTAAGATCTTTAAGCTCTATTCTAAAACCATTGCTAGGTTCTGCATTTAAAAGCACTTTATCAACAGCTTCTATTGCATCAAATAATTTATGCTTAGCATCAATTCTGTGTTTAGGAGCTTTTGATTTTGTATGGGTTAAAATATAAAGTTTCCAAGTTCCCACTTTATTTTCTAAATCTTTATAACTTTCTCCTTCAAAATCAAGCAAAAGTGAAGCATCTAAATTATTAATACAACTTGCTATGTTTTGGGTGTCTTCAAACTCGCCTAAATACATTCTTACTTTAAAATCTTTTAATAGTTCTAAAAGCTCATTTTCAAAACTTTTAAGCATTTTTCATCCTTTAAAAATTAGCGGCAATTTTAAAATGAGTTCTTTTTTTAATCAAGCAAATTATTTTTTCAAAGAGTTTTAGCACAAAATTTTTCTAGTTTTTGGGTCAGCTTTTTAACTAAACTTACGACATTTTAAAGGAGTGAAAATGAAAAATAACCCTTATTTTAAAGAAAGCGAATTTAAATGTAAATGCGGCAAATGTGAATTGCCTCAAAATGTGCCAAGTGATGAGCTTATAGACATTCTTTGTGAAATCAGAGAACATTACAATGCTCCTGTTATTATAAATAGTGGATATCGCTGCAAAGAGCATAATGCAGAGGTTGGTGGAGCCCCTAAAAGCCAACACGCTATAGGAAGTGCAGCAGACTTTGTGGTTAAAGGAGTTAAAACAGAAGAAGTTCATCAATATGTTTTAATCACCTATGGCGAAAGAGGTTTAGGGATTGCTATAAAACATAATTTTAATGATCCTTATGCTGGGTTTGTACATTTAGACACTAGAGGCAAAAAAGCAAGATGGACTTATCCATAAGGAAAAGATTGTGTTTAGTTTTATTTTATCAAGGTTTTTAAGTCCTTCAAAAATAGCTTTTTTTGTTCTAATTGCTCTTTGTGGTTTTTTATATTTAAAAAACAATGCTTTAGCTTTAGAAAATGAAAATCTAAAACTTAAAGCTTTGCATTTTAGCAATGAAATCAATGTTTTTAAAGATAAATTAGCCCAGCAAAATAAAGCTATTGATAAATTAAAACTTGATTTAAAGCCCAAAGAGACTTTAAAAGAAGTTTTAAAAGTGGATAAGGTTTTTATTAAAGATAAAAGCTGCCAGAGTGAACTTAAAGCTTATAAAGAATTATTTAATATTTTAGGAGCAAAAAAGTGAATGATAAAATGAGAATTTTCCTATTAATTATACCTTTTGTTTTTTTAAGCGCTTGTGCTTCTAAAGATATTTTGATTAAAACTGAAATCAAAGAAGTTAAAGTTCCTATTAAATGCCCTTTAAAACTTCCTTTAAAGCCTTTAGACAAAAAAGACTTAGAAAGTGCTAAAGAAATCTCTAAATATTACTTAGAAGTTGAAAATATAGCCAAGCTTTGCACAGGAGAGAAAGATGAAAGAAAATAATAAAATGATAAATCAAAAAAGCATTGCAAAAGATCTTCTTATAGCTCTTTTGTTTTCAACTTTTGCATTAGCTTTATTATATTTATTTGAAATTTTTACAAGGAACTAGCAATGAAATTAGAAGATATATTTGTATATATGGTTTTAATGATAGTAAGCTTTATAGCTGGACTTGTAGGAATTGTAACAAAAAATAAATTAAGCAAAGCTCTTAATTTAAAAGGTAAATTTACACTCTTTTTAAAAGGTATGCTAGGCTCTATGTTTGTGGCATATCTAGTTTTTGAAATTGTAAATTATCTTAATTTTGGCATAAAGCTTAGCGTTGCAGTGGGTGGTTTTGCAGCTTATATGGGGACAGATGCATTGCTTAAAATTGAGCAACTTGTAGAAAAGTTAATTAATAAAAAAATGGAAAAACTATAATGAACGAACTTGGCATCATTTGCGACATTAAAGACAATAAAGCTAAGGTTGCTATTGGAGATATGGTAACGGATTTTTTAAGTGTTTTTCAAAGTCTAGCTAATTCTTATGCAGTGAGCTTTTCTCCTTTAAGAATAGGAGAGCAAGTATTAGTCATACCTGTGCGTGGGGATTTAAATAGTGGAGTTATTTTGCGTGGGCTTTACCAAGAAAAACATAGAGCAAAAAACACAGATGAAAATACTTTTAATATAGATTTTGAAGATGGAACGCATTTAGAATACAACTCTAAGAGTAGCACTTTAAAACTTGATGTGGTTAAAAATATAAATATCACTTGTGTAGATAAAACCACCCATAACCAAAACAACACCTTAAATACTAAAAATCATACTACAAACGCTAATACCATAACGCTTAACGCTCCAAGTATTAATTTAAATGGTAATACTCAAATTGCAGGAGCAATTTCTACAAGTGGCGAAGGTGGGGCAAGTGGTACTTTTAGCATAAAAGGAAATTTAAACTTAATTGGTAATTTACAAGTTAGCGGAAATATAAGCGATAGCAAAGGTGATTTAACAAATCATACCCATTCTTGTACTTGTGGTGCCACAGCTTCGCCAAGATAGGAAAAACTATGAAAGAATTATTTTTGCTTTTATTTTCATTAGTCTTTTTTATGCTCTTTTGTATGGGGGCATTTTATGCTTTTTTAAACCTAAACTTTTTTATTAAAAGCATTTTTATAGGCTTTTTTATAGCTTTTATGTTTTTAGGATTTTCGCAAATGCTAGAAAACATTTTTGAATTTTACAAAGGTTTAAAATGAATTACATGGTAAGCATCGAAGAAAGCATTAAAGACATTTTAATCACTCCTTTAGGCTCAAGAGTAATGAGACCAGAGTATGGTTCTTTACTTTATACACTCATAGATAGAAAAATCGATGATGATTTTAAGATAAAGCTTACTAGATACACTGCAGAAGCAATTTCAAAGTGGGAAAAAAGAGTAAAGCTAAAAGGTGTGAGACTTAATGAGTGTAAAGACAATAAATTAAGCATTACCTTGCTTTTTGAAAATTATGGGGATTTAACCATGGAGCTAGGCAAATGAGTGAGCTTTTAAGTGCAAATGATAGCTATTTTAAACAAAGCTTTTTAAAAGACATTCCTTATCCACAAATCATAGAAGAGCTTGATTATGAAAAGCTTTTAAAAGCCTATGAAGAACTTTTTAAAAGCTTTTTAAAAGATAATGTAGAGCTTTTAGAATCTGACCCTTTTAAAGCCATTTTAGAAGCTTTAGCTTATAGAGAAATGATAATTAGAGCAAGAATTAATGAGAGTATAAAAGCAACTTATCTTCATTATGCAAAGGGAAGTGATTTAGATAATGTAGTAGCTAATGGCTATTTGATACAAAGGCTTAAAGGGGTTAAGCCCACAGCTAAAGTAGAGTTTGAATTAAATACTTTACTTACCTATGATGTCATCATCCCAAAAGGTGCAATTTTTTCAAATGAAAAAGCAGACCTTGCCACTTTAAAAGAAGAAGTGGTGATTAAAAAAGGGCAAAGTAAAGCACAAGGTATTTTAGAACTTAATGAATTTATTCAAAGCAAAGAAAGTAAAACCGAGTTTTTACAAACTCCACTGCCTTTTGTAGCTAAGATTAAACAACTAGAATTTTTCAAAGGTGGAGCCAGTGAAGAAAGTGATGAGGCTTTAAGAGAAAGGGCTGTAATGAGTGTACATCGCTTTTCAACCGCAGGAAGTGAAAAAGGCTATATCTATCACGCTTTAAGCGCAAGTGCAAAAGTAGCTTCCATAAAAGCTTTAAACAATGGAGCAGGAAAAGTAAGAGTTATCATTAAAAGCGAAGATGAATTAAGCGTTGATGTGGTTAAAGAGTATTTAAGTGCGGATGAGCGAAGACCTTTAACTGATGAAGTCAGCGTTGAGTTAGCTAAAAAAAGAGAGTTTATCGTAGATGCCAAACTTTTGCTTTTAGAATTAAGCCGTGCTAATGAAATAAGTGAAAAGATTAATGCTTTGCAAAAGGACTTTGATTTAAGTGTGGATTTAGCACTGGGATTTATTTATAAATGTCTTCATCAAGACGGAGTTTATAAAAGCGAAATTTTAAGCATTAAAGAAAAAATCATAAATGAAGAAGAGCAAGAATTAAAAGACTTACCTTTAGCAAACATAATAATAGCTGATGATGAGTTTGCAACCCTTAGCTTTTTACTTAGCTATGAAAAGGCGGTGCTATGAATACACTAATACTAAACCACCATCCAAAACAAAGCAAAGCCATTGATTTAAGTGCTAAAACAAGATTTGAAGATTTAAATTTAGCTAGTATCACAAATCTAGCTCTAAATTGCGATGAAAGATTATTGCCAATTTTAGCCAATGCTTATGATGTAAGTATTGATGGTTTAAATGAAAAAGAATCAAGAAAGCTTATATCTAAAGCCTTGCTTTTAGATAGATACAACGGCACAACTTGGGCTATAAAAGAAGCTTTAAGAGCCGTATTTCCTACTGCAGTGGTTAAAGAGTGGTTTAATTATGGTGGAAAGCCTTATTTTTTTAAAGTTAAAGTAAGCACAACCAATGTTAGCTTTGATGAAAGAACGCTTAATACTTTAGAAAGACTAATTTATGATTTTAAAAATGTTAGAAGCGTTTTAGAAGCAATTGAAATAGAGATTGAAAGTAAAAATGATAGTTTTAATGCTAATGCACAAATAAGTGGAGAAACTATAGAAATCTTACCTTTTCAAACCACTTTTTTAGAAAATGAAATTAAAAGTACTAAAAATGCATTTGGAATTTTTATGTGTGAAATAACAAGAACTAATATTGATTTTAAAGGAGTGTATTAATGGCAAAAAGTGAATACTATACCATACTAACAAAAATTGGCATTGCTAAATTTATTGCCGCAAGAGCAAGTGGAAATGGTATCAATTTAAAAAGCTTTAAATTAAGTTCAAAAGTTATTTTGCCCAGTGAAGAAATGCAAAGCTTAGAAGAGATTGTATATGAAGCTAATATTAGTAGCAAAAGCGTGGATGAAAGCAATCCAAACTATGTGAATTTAATGTGTCATGTGCCAAGCGATGTGGGCGGGTTTGAAGTTAATGCAGTAGGCGTTTATGATGAAGCAGGAGATTTGCTTGCAGTTGGAAATGTCCCACGCACTTATAAACCTATCTTAAAAGAAGGCAGTGCTAAAGAGCTTATGATAAAAATTGTCATGGAGCTTTCTAATGCAGAGGAAGTTATTTTAAAACTAGATCCTAGTGTGATTATGGCAAGTCGTGATTATGTGGATGCTATTAAAGTGGAACTCAATCTTAAAATTGATGCTTTAACGCAAAAATATGATGCAGAGTTTAAAAAAGTATGGGATGAGCTTTCTAAATATCTTTTAGAAAATAAATTTAATACAGAAATTGCTAAATATGTTACTTTAGCTACTAATCAAACCATTACAGGAGCTAAAAACTTTACCAAACTACCTACAAGCTCTATAAAAGCTACAAATGACAATCAATTTGTAAATTTAGCTACCTTAAAAGAACAAGCTCCTAGCTTAATAGGAGGATTGGGAGTAAATCAAGCTTGGCAAAATGTTTCAAGAGCCTTTGATGTAACTTATACAAATAATACAGGAAAACCCATAGCAGCCAAATTTCAAGTTAATGCTAGTGCAAGTGGGGGTATCAGTTTTTCTTGTAGTGAGCAATTTGTAGTTTCTATGTTTCAAACTTCATTATCCAATGGTGGAGTAAGTCGAACTTATTTTGGTTTTGGAATCATTCCACCAAATGGGCAATACAGATTAAATACACCAGAACACAGCGGATTTTACCCAAGCAAAAGCATTGTATCTTTTATGGAGCTTAGATAAGCATCAAGCAAATAAGGAGAAAAAATGAAATATTTTATAGACAAAAACGATAATAATCAAATTTATGCTTATGAGGATGAAGTGAGCGATGAGCAAATTAAAACAGGCTTAACACCTATTAGCGAAGAAGAATTTAACTCTTTAATAAATCCTCCTAAAAGCGAAGAAGAGCTTTTAAACGAGGCAAAAGAGTTAAAAATCAACGAGATTAATACAAAAAAAGAAAATATTCTAAATGGTGGATTTTCTTTTAAAGGTAAAATCTACCAAAGTTCTAATGAAGATCAGTTAAGAATTAATGGAGCAGTAACCAATGCTCTTGTTAATCCTAATTTAATTCCTTATATTGATTGGATTGCGCTTGATAATTCAACTACAAGATTTAGTGTGGAAGAGTTTAAACTCTTTGCAAGTAGCATGGCTTATTTTGTGCAAGAGACTATTTTTAAAGCGAGTGCTTTAAAAGAAAAAGCTAGAAATGCACAAAGCAAAGAAGAACTTGATTTAATTGTTTGGGAGAGTGAAAAATGACTAAAACAGAATTAAAAAGGGTTTGTGTAAAGCCCTATGATAAAGACAGATTTGAAGTAATTAGTGATTATGCTTTTTCTTTGCCAAATTACAAAGGCATTGTACCACAAGGCTTTAAAACAGATGGAGCGAGTATCCCACGCCTTTTTTGGTCTTTGTTTCCACCTTTTAAAAGTGAGTATTTTAGTGCTTGTGTGGTGCATGATTTTTTATGCGAAAAAGCAAATTCAAGAACTGATTATAGGACAGCTGATTTAGCATTAAAAGAAGCTATGACTTTGCTTGGATGTTCAAGACTTAAAATCTTTGTATTTTATCATTCTTGCAATCTTTATCATGCAATAAAATGCTTGATAAAAGGAAAATAAAAAAAAGGTGAGCTACCCACGCAGTGGGACGGGGGCTTTAGTAAAAGCGACTTTGGGCGGATTTTATTCGCACAAAGTGAAAGCATAAAAAGGAGTTAAAATGAAAGATTATGGAATTTCTTTTATTCCAGATATTAATCAAGGCTCAAAAGAGCCAAGTGAACCTATAGTTAGTGATAAGCTTAATGCTCAAAAAGTTAATGAGCTTATAGATAAAAAACTAAAGCTTTTTAAAGAAGAGCTTGTTAATAAAGAGGAGCTTAAAAGTCTCATTCAAGAGATTTTAAAAGATGAGGGTTTTCAAAATACAAACATAAAAATATCAAAAACTCCACCTAACTACAATACACAAGCTAAAGTAGGAGAAATTTGGGCGGTTTTAGAAAGTAAAAAGCAATTATTTATTTGCACTGCTAATGATAATGATTTTACAAGCTGGGTTGATTTACTAGGAGATGGTAGCAATGATATTATCCCTAAAGAAAAAATCATTATCACATTTGATAACACTACAACAGGTGGACAATATGGGGGTTGTATGAGTGATTTAAGACTTGGTTTTGAAAATGGTTTTGCTACTCCAAATAAAGTTCAAGATGAGTATGAAAACGCAAAATTTACTATGACTAAAGATGGCAATGGGCTTAATAGGAGTGATTTTACTATAGATTCTAATCCTATTGCAGGAGAAAACCAAATTTTAGGAACGATTAAGACAAGTGGTATTTATCAAGAAACCTATCACAAAATCGCCCATGTGTTTAAAAAATATAATGGTGGCGCTGATGAGTGTTGCTTATGGTCTAGTTCAGGAAGTAGAGAGGTAAGCATAGAACTTGAAAATACACCAATGCCCAATAAGCTTTTTGCTAGAGGTAATGGATATTATGGTCAAACAGAAATTACCAATGTAAGAGTAAAAAAATCCATTTTTATAGGTGAGCAAGAAATTCAAAGTGAAGATTTTAATGTTGAAAAGTTAGAAGCTAGTTTTGATACTTATGGAGATTATGCTTTTTTATTTGAAATTTCTAAACAAGATCAAATTGTTATGAAAAAAGAGCTTAATTTAAATCCTAAAAAAACAAAAAATACAAAAAATGTAAAGAAATAAGGAGTAAATAATGGCAGCAAATTATGGAGTTAATTTTAATATTAGCAATGGTGCGGCAAGTCCTATTAAAGTGCAAAGTGATACGCCTATTGGTATTGCTGGGGCTATAAAAGGTGCAAGTAAAGAAATGATTTACACAAAGGCTGGTTATGAAAGCGTGGATAGCTTTCCAATCTTTGCCTTTTCAAATGTAAGTAAAGCAAAAGAATTTGTAAACGATTTAATCAAAGAAAATAACTTACAAGATTTTAGACTTTTAGATACTTTAGAATGTATCAATTTACAAAATGTAAACAATGTCATAATTATCAGCTTTTTTGAAGAAAGCGAGGAAAGTGAAAACACTTTAATCAATATTGTTAATGCCATAGAAGCTTTTAAAAAAGCAAAGCATAAAACAGGTTTTAGCCCTGATTTAATCATTGCTCCTTATTACTCACATGAAGCAGGAGTAAAGGCTAAGCTTGAAAGTGTGGCAAGTTCTATGAATATCACAGCTATTGTGGATCTTTACGCTACAAATGTTGGCGAAGCTATTAATACAATGGAGGCTTTTAGCTCTAAAAGATTAATTGCCACTTGGCCACAGGTTCAAATCTTAAATACACAAGGAAAATACGCTTATGTTCCACAATCTCCTATCATCGCAGGTTTAATAGCTCATACAGATGGAGATAAAGAATATGGCTTTAGTGATTCTTACTCAAATAGAGTGATGAATGGGGTTACTGGCACAGAGTATTTTATAGAGTTTATCAATGGCTTTGATTGTGATGCAGAAAGACTAAGAAACGCTCATATTTCAACTTGTATTTTAGGTGAAGGTTATCGCTCTTGGGGCGGGGAAACTAGCCATGAAGATACGATTTGGCAAGATTTAGCTCGTGTAAGAACTTTTGATCGTATAGCCCTAGCAGGACAAAAAGCAGCTTTTAAGGCTATTGATAAAAAAGCAAGTGAATTATATTTTATAAAAATCAGCATTGAAGAATTGCTAAGAGATTTAAAAGGAGCTAAGGTTTTAATTGGCTATGAGGTAAGCTGGGATGAAGAAAGAAACACAGATGCCAATGTGAGTGCTGGTAAGTTTTATCTAAATATAAAAATGATGAATAATCCAATCGTTAAACAAATCACTTTAGAGTTCATCTACTCTGATAAATGGGCGAGTGATTTGATTAAAACTATTAGTGCGGATAGTTAATAAATTTTTACAAGGAGAAAATAAAAATGAAAAGAATAATTGGCGAAGTTATACAGGAAGGTAATATTTATATAGATGGTCAAGGTTATCTTGGAGTGGTTAGAAATTTAAAATTGCCTGATATAGAACAAGAGATGATTGAAACCAAAGGAGTTTTAGGAGCAAATTATAGTAGCGGGGTTTTAAAGCCTTTAGAAATTAGCTTTAAATTAGCCGTTGTTGATCCAGTGCTTTATGCGGCTTTCTTTCATACTACTTTTAGCGAGATTAAAGCTCCTTTGCTTTTTAGAGAAAGTGTTCACAAAGGTGGAAAAAACTATGGTATTAGTACTGAGTTTTTAGGAGAGTTTATAAGTATAAGCGAAAGTGATCATGAAAGTGGAAAAGAGGTGGAAGCTGAAATTAAAATGGCAGTTCATTTTTACATGCAACGCCGCAATAACATTCCAATCATTACCTACGATCATAAAAACACTATTTTAATGATAAATGGGGTGGATATGATGAGTGATGTAAGAAGCAATTTAACCCTTTAAACACTGATTAATCGGAGTTTAATTAACAATACTGGGATTTTAGGATTAAAGTTTGGCTTCTTGGGCATTGCGTAGCAATGGGTGGGGAAGCCTTTAGTTGCTTCTTAGGCGGAATTACTTCCGCCATAAAGAAGGATAAAAAGGAAAGAAAAATGAAAGAAAAAATAATCAAACTTGAAAATGGCGAAGAATTAAAAATGAGAGAGCCAAATGTGCGTGTGCTAAAAAACGCCACTAATAAAGGTGAAAAAGAAATGGAGCAAACTATTTGTATGATAGCTGCACTTACCAATAAGCAAGAAAGTGAAATTGAAGATTTGAATCTTAAAGATTTTAAAGCTTTACAGGACGCTCTTAAAGATTTTTTGGTAGAAGCAGGAGTTATAGCTTAGAGGCTATAGCTCTTATAAGTCATACTTTGCATTGGGGATTAAATGAAGTTTTAGATTTAAGCTTAGATGAGTTTGAAGAAGCTTTGGAAATTTCAAAAGAATTTTTAAAGGCTAAGAGTTTTTGATTGTTTTATTTTTCAAAAAATAAATTTTTAAAATAGCAAAAAGAATAAAATCTAAACTTATTACAATTAGCCAAGTGGGTAAAATAAGCAATAAAGCAATGGGTGGCATAATCATCACTAAAATAGCAGTTATGATAATGCTTGCAAAATAAGAAAAAATAAAAATAGCCATTGTATTAAAAAAACCATCACTTGCACTTTGATAGCTTATGTAAAAAGCAGGTATGAGCGTTGTTAATAATAAGGCAATATGTGAAATTATATCATCGTTAATAAATTTTAAAACTTTCATAGTAAAGATTTTAAAATACAATCGCTTAAAAAGGGTTGAATATGGAAAATGCTGGAAGTATTGGAATTGGTGTTATTTTAGGACTAGCGATTAAAAACGCAAGTGCGGTTGGCAAGGTAGTTAAAGATTTTAGCAATTTAGAAAAAATAGCAGCAAAAACTAAACTCGGCATTAGTGGATTGCAAAAAGAATTAAACACTCTTAAACTCAATGCCAATTTAAGAGCGGAATTAAAAGCTCAAAGAAAAGGTTTGCAAGATGAGTTTTTAAGTTTAGGTAATGTTATTCGAGGTGGAATTATTGGTAAGGGTTTAGGAGAAGCTATCAGCTTTGAATCTGCTATGGCTGATGTGAGAAAGGTTGTGAATTTTGATGAAGGCGATGATATTAAAAAAATGAGTGCTGATATCCTTAAGATGTCTCAAACTTTACCTGTTACTGCCAATGAGTTAGCAGCTATAGCTGCTGCTGGAGGACAGATTGGACTTGGTTCAAAAGATGTAAGAGAATTTACAAATCTTGTAACTAAAATGAAAGTGGCATTTGATATGAGCGCTGAAGATGTGGGAGATAGTGTTGCGAAAATTAAAAATATTTTAGGCATTTCTTTAAAAGACATGGAGGATTTAGGCGATAGTATTAATAATCTTTCAGATAATAGTGCATCTAAGGCTAGAGAGATTATTGATGTTATGAAAAGAACTGCAGCTGCTGGAAAGCAAATAGGATTTACTAAAGAACAAATTGCGGCTTTAAGCTCTTCTTTTATATCTTTAGGTAAGGGACCTGAAGTAGCAGGAACAGCTATTAATAGTCTTTACCGCGTTTTAGCCACAGCTGATAATATGGGAACTAAAACTGAATCTGCTTTTGCAAAGCTTGGTATAAGTGGAGCATTTTTAAAACAAGCCAGTTTTGATGATCCTCAAAAAGCTTTAGATATGTTTTTACAAAGAATTTCAAAACTAGACCAAAAAGAACAAATGGGCGTTTTAGTTGATATTTTTGGTCGTGAATTTGCAGATGATATGGCAACTCTTGTTGGAGGGCTTGACACTTATAAAGAAGCTTTAAAAAATGCTGGTGATGAAGCAAAAAAAGGCTCTTTACAAAGGGAATTTGATACAAGGGCTGCTACCACTGAAAATTCTATTATATTAATGAAAAATGCTTTTAATTCCTTAGCTGTTAATTTAGGTTCGGTTTTTTTACCTGCAATATCATGGGTGAGTGCTGGAATTTCTTATCTTGTTAATAGTATCACTTATATTACAGGACTTGTCCCTGGTCTTAATGGGGTTTTAGGAGGACTTATAGCCACTTTTTTGCTCGCCAAACCTGCAGTCTTGGCTTATGCTATTGCTAAAAACTATCTTAAAGATTGCACCATTTTACTTAAAAGTGCTTTGATTAAAACAAGAATACATCTTTTAGCTTTTCGTAATTCTTGTATATTATCTAATATTACTTTAAAAGCAAAAACCGTCACAACTACTATTTACACAACCTCCCTTAAAGCCTTATCTTTTGTTGTAGGTGGGCTTAATAAAGTTTTTAAAGCCGTAGCTATTGGTATTAGAGTGTTAAGCATGGCTATGATGAGTAATCCCATTGGTCTTATTTTAAGGGGCATTGCAATAGTGGCTGGGCTTATTATTGCAAATTGGGATAAGGTTAAGTCTTGGTTTAAATCTTTTATAGAATGGCTTAAACCTGTTTGGGAGCCTATATACAATGTCATTAAAGCAGTATTTGATAAATGTGCCCTTGTATTTACAAGTTTTAAAGATATTATTATGAGTGTTGCTTCTCCATTAGCTGAGTTTTTAAATTCTATTTGGCAAGGTGTTGGCGATTTCTTTTATAGTATTTTTGGTTCTTTATTTGATTGGTTTGCTTCTAAGCTTTCTTGGGTAGGAGATATGATCTCATCTATAAGTGGCTTTATAAAAGATGCTCTTGATTTTGTAGGGCTTGGAGATGATGAAGAAGTTAAGATAAGCCAAAGTGAACAAAACAAAGAAAAAGTCTTTACTACAAACACTTATAAAGATGAATTAGCTGAGACAAAAAGTATAAATCATGCTCCAAGCTTTAATAATGGCAATATCAATATAAGTGTTAATGGTACTTTTAACATAGCGACTAAAGATGGCAATTTTAATATGCAAGAATTTGCAAATACTATACAAAAAAGTGTATTTGACGCTTTAAGAAAGCAAGAACAAAACAAAATTAACACTACAATTTATGGATAAAATATGAGTGAATATATAGAAATAAAAGGGCTTGAAAACTTTTTTAAAGCTTGTGATAAATTAATAGATATGGATAAACACGGGCAAAGCATTATGGCGGGTGCTGGAGAGAGTATAAGAAATAGCATTATAGACTCTTTTAAAAACGAACGCAGTATTTTTAATGGAAAATGGCAAAGCTTAAAACCAGCTACCATAAAACAAAAGATAAAAGATGGTAAGAATAAAGGAATTTTAAAAAGAGATGGGGATTTAAGTAATGCTTTAAATTGGCAAAGTGAACCTACCAAAAGCGGAGTAGAAGTCTTTAATAATATACAGACTAAAAATGGCTTTAAATATGGTTATGTTCATCAATGGGGAAACAGAAAAAGAAAAATTCCTCAAAGAGCTTTTTTACCCATAGATAATAACAAAGTCTTGCACCCAAGTATAAGAAGTGTGATTTATAAAGATACTAAGGATTTTATTGTAAAAATTGTTAAGAAGTGATGGCAAGGAAGACTAAAGCCTTCCTTTTTCTAAAAA